CTTCGCCTACTTCAACCATGCGTGTGCCAGCATTAGGAAACGCCATTTGGGTTAAAGCACCAGCACCTTTAATTAATTCACCAGTACCACCTACTAATGCAGGGCCAACAACACCGCTACGCCCACCTGTTTGGGGATTGCGTAAGCTGTCTAAAAAGCGGTCATAGGCTGTTTGTTGTTGCAATACAGCACCTTGAGGTAAAGGTGGCATATCGTCAACCATGACTGCACCTTTAGGAAGTGGCGGTAATGTGTCGCTCATTCTACGGCTTTCCCTGTATTTTCATAAACCCATTTACCATTTTTAACAACAATAGATTCTCCACCAAGCATGGCACGAACAGTTTTACCTGTTGGTTTTGGCTGTCCTTTTTGGTCTGGTTTTGATAATTCTTTAGGTTTTATATCAACAAATTCACGCAGATTTTCAGGCACAGCTTTTTGAGCAGCACGATAATTTGTTTTAATCATTTCACCAGTAAACAATCTTTGATTGTTATACAGTTTGTTAATTGTTTCTCTATCTTTTAAGAAAGCATCAAAAGCAGTTGGGTCAGCAATAATTTTTTCTAAAATTCCGTAATCAGGGCCAGTTAAAGCACCCAAACGATTTGCTTCTTTACCTTGCAAGCGAGCATTTTCTACAGCACCTTGAAATTCTGCTCTAATATTTGGTTTTAATAAATCAGCACCTTTATATTTATCAAAAAGGTTTTGAACATCAACCAATGATTTTTGATAGTTAATTGCACCAGTAACTTGTTTAGCATCATCTCCAGTTAAAGGTTTAGATTGGTCTGCTTTCCATTCTCTAGCTTGTTTGCCACTTAAACCTAATGGTACAGGTGGTGCTTTAAATGGGTCATATGCTTGTGTAGATGCTACAGTAGGAGCAACATTGGGTGCTGATACTGCCGTTACTTGTGGTTGACCCATAGGTTGAACTTGAGGTCTAGCTGTAAGTTGGTTAGGGGTAAACTGAACATTTGCACCATAGGCACTTGTAGGTTGACCTACAGCACCACCTCTAAATTGAGCAGGAATACCAATACCTTCATCGCCAAAACGAATTTGTGCTTCAGGACTAATAGCAGGTTTACTAATTCCAATAAATTGCATTGTATCTCTTGGATTAGCAGAGTTTTCGTCATACCGATAAATTTCAGTATTGCCTGTTTGTTGATTATATTGAGTTACTTCTTTATATTTTGGCCCTTCAGTTAATTTCTTAGCCGATAATTGTTGCAATACTGGGTTATAGGCTGTAGAGCCAAACAAATAAGCAGCTTCAGGGTCAGCACCAGTACGATAAGTCTGATTAGGAATGTTGCCACCACTTTGGGTTGGGCCAGCCTGTTCAAATGTTTGTTCTTTGCCACGCAAAATATCACGATATTGTGTCATTTCATTAGCGTACTGTTGACGCAATGCTTTAGCTAAATCAGCTTGTGCTTTATCGCCTTTTTCGGCTAGGCTTTGACCTACATAAGTTTGTGCTAAAGGAGCTAAATATTGGGCAAAACTAGGAGCAACAAAACGCCCACTTACCATTTGACCTGACGGCATAGATTGACCCTGTTGCATTAGCAACTGAGCCATTTGCTGTTGGCGATTTAACGCCTGTTGTTGCTGTAGGATTTCAGGTGGTAAATTACCGCCTAAATTAAGCATCTGTTGAGCCATATTAGTAGTCCATATCGCTTTGAATGTTCATAGGATTCATGCTGGCAGAATAGTAGTTTTGTGCGGGTCTTTGATTAAATGCAGACATTTCAGCGTTTGCAGCATTAATATTTTTTTGGTCTTGACCTTTGCGTAACATCATAGCCATAGCTAACGGATTCATACCGCCTTGTGCTGTACGCCCTGCATCTTGTGTTAACCCTTGAGCCTGTTGCATAGCCATGTTTTGCATAGCTTGTTGCGCCCCAATATTTTGATAATACGGAGCTAACCCACCTAAATCTTGTGGTTGAGGCATCTGCTGAATGTAGGGGTTGTACATATTCATGGTAATAGTCCGTAATCTACGACTTTATAGCCGTCATCTAGGGTTTTAACTGCGTATGGGAATACTTGCTCTACTTCTTGTGCCATTACACCAACATGGATACCATCACCTGCTAATGGGTGAGATTTAACTTCATCTTTGTATTCAAAGCTATATAAGGTCAAGCCGTTATCCATTACACCAATGGCTTTGATGTTTTCTTTTGCCCGAATATCAGACATTAATGCTGCACCGCCTAAACTAAATAAACCTTGATTAAGGTTAGCTTGGGCGGCTTGTCTAGCGTTAAAGTCACCCATTTGGGCGTTGTATCCCATCTGTGCAGCGCCCAATATGTCAGGGCCTGCGGTAGTAGCTTGTTGGGCAGAATTAACAAATTGTGGGCCTTGTACCTGTGCGCCTGTACGCACCGCAGAAAGGGTGTTCAAAGGCTCGTTTCTAAGGTAGGCTTGTTCTTGTAAGGCAGATTGACGGGCTTGCTGACCAACACCAAAGCCTTGAGTTGTGGCGGCAGCCAATAGGTCGTTCTCACGCTGGGCTTGTTGCATCATGGCTCGGTCATAGGCTTCAGAACCAATATCGATGCCTTTGTTTGCAAGTTGTTGTTGTAACTGTTCACGCCCTTGTTGTAACTGTGGGGCAAGCCGTTGCATATAGGCTTCTTGATAGCTTTGGCTAGGATTAAACCCTGTAGATGGTAATCTGCTTACATCAAACGGGGTGTTGAGCATATTCTCAACATAACCCAATCCTTGACCTGCAAGTCTGCCTAATCCAAGGCTTGTTTGGTTTTGATAATCAAGAAGTTGTTGTTGGGCGGGGCTTAAGGTCTGAGTAGCAGTCCAAGTTGGATTGCCATAAGGGTCAGCACCAGTAACAGCGTAGCTAAGATTGCCATAAGGCGTGACTTGATTAACACGATTAGCCGCAGTTGCGACTCGTGCCGCTTCAATATTGCCTTGTGCTGTCTGTTGTGCCGCCCCCGTATAATCAGGGGGTGCAGGTGCGCTTGGCGCAGGCCCTAATCCTAAAAATCCACCACCACCCATACTATTCTCCCTTGTTTAAAGAGCATCGGATGTTAAGAAACCGACACTCCTCTTTTCTCATAGCCATAATTACCAAATCACCACTCATGTGGGCATCAGGTATTTCAGCTACAACCTTAAAGCCCAAATGTCGGTTTAACTTTAGGGCATCTGTGTTATCAGCACAGATTTGCCCTAGTATAACGCTAACTCCTAGTTTATTAAAGGGGTAATCAAAAGCCGCCCATAATAAATCTCTACTCATCCAGTTCGTTTCAGCCAATGCCCCAATGTGCATTTCGCAGGCTTTTGGCATGAAATTACAATATCCAACTACAGCTACTAAATTACCATCTTGCATCTGACCAATACATTGGGTGGTTTGGGGTAGGGGAAAGTTAAGTACTCTAACCAGCCATTCCCCCAAATATCGCTGGTTTTCAGTCGTAACAGTTCTCACAATACCCCGCCAGCCTCCATTACAAAGTCGGTTGATGCCCAATGAAAATCAATGCCTTGGCTTGCCACATTCATGCTAACTGAGCCTGCATAGCCTATTCCTGTCACGCCTTGCCAAAACTTAGTCACAATTAGATTTCCACCCCAGTTAGTGTCATCCCATGTAGATACATCCCAAACCCCAACATCTAGGGTTGAGGGATTAAACGATATTTGGCTAGTTAAAGGTACTGTATCAAAATCGGTGCTAACACCGCATAAAACAGTCGGTAAGCCGTTATCGGTCTGTAGGATAGGGCGTACCATAGTAAAGCGTTTTTGTTGCCCTCTGCGGTCAAAATAGGAGTAGGCTTGCTGTACAAACCCACTAATATTGTCGGTATCGTCAGAAAATGAGTCATAAAAACGGGCTACATAGCCGTTTCCTCCAAAATACATATCTTCACCGCTCATTTCCCAACAATTTGCGTCAATATTGGTAAATCTTGCCCATGACTTTGTAATGTTGTGCATGACATATTGCTCAGAACCCGTAGTTACGGGGATATTTAGCAACAACATATTGTATTTGGCTAGGTAATTTATCTGCCAACCATAATTAGCGGAATAAGCGTCTGCTGCTTGGCTAATAGCAAAGAAAATCTTGTCTGTAATGTTAACTCGTGGGTCTAATCGGGTGGATTGTAAGCCTGCGGATAGGGGTACTAAGCCTTGTTGGGTCAATAATAGGATGTCACCACCATATTTAAAGACGCATTTACGGGCAAAAGTTTGTCCAATGTTCCAAATACCTACCAATGCCCAATCATTAGGGTCAGATGGGTCAGAACCCTTATATACAGCGACTTCTCCGTTACTTGTAACGAATACGGCTAGGTCATCAACCCCGTAACCAGCGTCAATAGTCCATGTTCCCATTGCTTGTAGGTAGCCACCATTTTTAAAGAT